TCTGCGCTAACGGTTTCCGTTCCGATAGATGTAGTTAAAGCTATTCCAGTAACAGCTACAGTAATATCGATAGCTGCAATGGCAGTTCCTGCACTTGTAGATAGAGTAGAAAGTTGAGAACCTAATCCCCACGTTCCGTCGCCAAAACCTTCAACGAGCGATCCCCAGGCACCATAATTGATAACAAGACCGTTATCTTCCCAGAATTGTTCGCCCCATGCGTTTGAGCCCCATCCTGATGGTGCTGCCGCCATTTAAAACCTCCTAAGCTATTCTTAGAATCGCTGCAGATGTTGTAAAGGCTGGAAATTGTATCGTAAATGTTCCTGCTGTGGCAGTTTTATCTCCACCAAAGTCTAAAACAGCAATTGCTGCATTAGTGACTGTTGATGAAGTATTATAGATTAATGCTCCTCTTGCCGTTAGGGTTACACCCGTAAACGAAAGATCTGCAAAATCTACAATAGCCGTTAGTGTAGCGACCGAAGTTTGTTGGCTGGCTAATTCTTTTCCGCCTGCAGTATAGTCCCCACTGCCAGTATCAGTACTTTCCCCAGTAGCTGTGTATGCTGTTGCAGAAGCACTTAAATTTGCTGTGCTTAGATATAATGCTAATTTAAAAACATCTCCGCCAGTGGCGAAATCTGTGTCACCGTCAAGAAGTTGTTTTTTAAAAGCTGTACATATTGCTTGTGATATTGCCATAATATTCTCCTATTAATTTTATTTTAAGTTTCGCCATTGTTCGGGTGAAGGTGAAGGTACCGGTATTCTTGGTACGCCGTCTGTATATTCTCCACGTTTTCTTCGTCCCATTTGTTCAAGAGCGTAAGCTTGTATTTCACTATTATACTTGCCTTCATAGAGATTGTACATATCCATAGGTCCTTTTAGATATCCATAACAATTTACCAAACCTCCATAAAGTAAAAGATCGGGATCCTTAGTTGAAAGCGTCGTTGTGGTATTAGAAGAACTCAAAGCTTCTGGAGTAAAAATATAATTGAGTTGAACTCCATAAACCACATCTGGCGTAGGTGCAATAACCACGGTATCTGGATCCCAATTGGCCCAATATTTAGGTGTGCCGGTTTCTGTGGGTGAAGGAAAGTATTCACTTATAAAACTCGTATCTCTTTTTTGCAGCATCACTCGTTCAAAAGTAGCATCTCCCGTTTTAGTATGAAGTTGCAAAGATCGAATAACATAACAATCGGTTGGAAGAGAAATGTAACGATTAGATCCCGTCACTAAAGAAGTTTCATATTTTCTAGAATAATCGGCATCGACTTCTCTAAAAATACGAAATTCTACATCACGAATAATTCCATCTAAAATTGTAGAAGTTAAAACACTACTACCAACTTCTGTGTAATCTCTTAATTTAGTTATTAATTCTGAATAGGTCATGTGATACTAATGGTTACCGTTCCCAAACGCATTGTCGCTTGTCTTTTTTTGTTGGCTTGATTTGCCGTTTCAGGAGGCAATGTGTTTGGGGTTTGGGTAATAGCATCAGGATAAGGGGAACCTGGAGTTGGCTCTCCGGTTGTTCCTGGAACAAACCATAACGCCGGTTCTAAGGTTGCTACAATACCTGATTTATGTTGAGGACGTGGATGTTGTAAAGCCACGGCATCTGCTGCATGATAAGGCGGAGTTAATTGAGGTTGCTTAGATTCAAATTCCGAAGTATGAACCCAGGACCCCGTCCATTCCTGTACCATTTCTCGATAAGGAAAAGCCATTCCTGATCGATCAGAAATCATTAATGCATATTGTCCTCCTGCCCACGTTGCCATTAGCCCACCGTTGGATAATAAGTTTGTGGAGAAATATAAACGCTCGTTCGTGCGCCATCCTCCGTTAGTGCCCGTTGTAATGAATCTTCATACAACATTTTTAAACTTTGAATTCTGTCTGGAGCTCGTTTAAGTGCTAATGCCGATGCAACTCCTGCGCATAAAGCCGGTAAAAATCTATTGGGTGCATCAGGATCTTTTGAATATCCACCCGCGTCTTCAATTCTTTTAACCGCATAATATTTTAAATAAGTATAAGTACTTGCATCCGGACTAGGATATAAATAAATTTGAGGCAGTATTGGGTCTACACCTTGTCGATCAATAAAGTATTGAGAAGGCTGACTTGAAGTTCCTTTACCTGCTAAAGCTGCGTATTGAGAACGATTAATTTTTGTTAAAGAAATATCATTCGAACTACTAATATTATCGCTTAAGGTCGCATTATTGGAAATATAGGCTTCCATAACATCACTGGTACCAGTGGCTGATGCATATTTATTTTGACCTGCATGTATAGCTTGAGCAATCAATACTATTTTCCATAGATTGATGCCCCTATTATTCCAGTCTTGAAGAATTAAATTTAAACTACGCCTGCCAGTTTTAAGATCGTAGCCACTATTCGTACGAATGCCGCAACGCTCGTAAGCCTCTTCGACAATCTCGTCTATAGTAAGATTGAATGTTGTTGTTCCTGATGTTGCCATAATACATTAATTAGCGTACACCTTTAAAATCAAAACCTCGAACTGCTGCCCCTTTACGTCCTTGTCTTTGTTCCGCTAAGTTTGCACTTGCCGGTTCAACTTTAAAAGGCACTTGTTGTTTTCCTAATACTTCTTCTCCGTGTGCTGCTCTGACCATTGTTCCAGTCTGCGCGTTTCTTGCCTTGTTTCTTTTAGCCATTAAAGCCTCCCTTGCTCTTGCTGATTTTTCTGCTCCTTTAATATCAATACCAAATAATTTAGTTTTCTTTGCTCCTGGAGCTCTCTTTGTTAATTTGTCAATTATACCTGGAGTGAGTGTAGCTGCTGCTGCCGCGGCTCCCATTGGTCCTCCCATTAACATTAAAGATCTTCTACCTCCAACTTTCGTTAAAGTTTTTAATTGAGAACCTTTAGGAATTTTACTTAGCCATTTACTAGGGGTAATACTTCCTTTCATTGAAGTAGTTTTTGTTCCAGCTTTCATAAAATCTTTTAATTTACTTAAATTTTTATTTATCCAACCTGGTGATTTATAAGCGGTTCCTGCTGTGGCTGCTTTCATACCTTTTGCTGCCAAAGAAGATCTCACTTGAGCATGAACTCCATGTTGAGCGTGAATCATAGCTCCAGTTGCTTTTGTTGCTGGTTTTTTCTTCCAATCACGTGCTGCGATTGGCAACACACTAACTATTTTATTTATATGTTTAAGTAGATCTTTTGTACTGGCTGTACCTTTAACATATTTACTATGTCTAGCGTGAATCATAGCTCCAGTTGCTTTTTTTCTTGTAGGATTTAATACTTCTCGGTGTTGTGCGGCTTTTGATATTCTAGTTTTAGCAGCATCTATAGCTAACTGTTCTGCAGATTTTACTTTAATATATTTACTATCTTTAGCGTGAATCATAGCTCCTTCTGCCGCTTTCTTTCTTTTTTTTGCCATACCTTTAAATACCTTAGCTAGATTATACCGCTTAGAACCTGGCGGACAAGTCGATCCCCCAAATTTATCTCCGGTACAAACACCTTCAGTACCTCTTTTTTTAATCGAAGCACTTGCTTTTTGAATCCATTTTTTATCTTTTTTCTTAGCCATTAGACTACACCTTTTAATTCTTTTTTATAATATTGACGTAATGAGGGATTTGAAACTTTCACACCCGCAAGTGTCCCCTGAATATAAGTTCCATTATAATCTGAACTGACTAATCTCCCATGTTCAGCCTTTTGGACAGTACTCCCATGCTCTGCCGTCCATCGTTTAGCGATATCCGGATGATTAGCCCATAAAAATTTTCTTTGTTTTACTGATCTAAATGGCATAGTTGTCCTTCATATTTGTGGGGCCCCATTGCCTCCGTACTCTTTACGAGTTGAACGCCTTTTTACGGTTGTACAACTTCTTTGAGTTTATCAATTTGGATGTATACCGTCTAGATTGGAGGGATTTGGCGTAAGGATCACGCTTCCAGTTTCTACCTAAACCTGGTTTAAGTTCTTTAGCTATTTGAGATCGGGATATTGCCATTAATTTTAAATGCC